TTGTCCAATGGTTTTCGCGGTAATTCCACACCACATAACTGTCTATTTCGTTTGATTCGGATGACGGGTAAAACCAAATAATTTCGGCAAACTTTGAATTATGAATCGCGTTGACTTTGCTGATTTGTGTGCGGTTAATGTCACGAAACACAAAGTCAGACACATCGGATTGAAGCGGTTTGACGTAACCGTCATAAAGCCAAAATCCAGATGATCCCATCCAAACGGCAAATGTGTCGGCGGCGGCAACGCTCAACACGCCCACAGCGCCACACCCTGTCCCTACTTTCTCAAACCCATAAACGTATGGCGGACCTTGGTACTGCGCTAAGTGGGCATCAACGTCCGTCAGGATTAAAACACCACCACGAACACGCCTGGCGCAAATGATCGAGCCTGGCGTTGAAAGAATAAAGTCACCGGCCTGGTTCGTTGCTGCTGGCGTCCAAACCGTGTTGTCTTCTTGGTCGGACCATTGCACTTTACGCGGATCGCCTCCAGCGCCAAGCGCAAACAGAAAACGCTCTTCGGAAACAATCAAACCCTTGCAACTTGTTGGCGCGTTCGTAATGGCAACGGCTTTTGTTGGCGTGGCAAAGTCTAACTGCCACTCGTAAAGTTTGCCATCGTAATCGGAACACGCCACAAGATATTGGCCCCAGTTATCCATCGACCAGGTGGTGGCTGGCAATACGCCGCTATTGCTTGCCGGAATGCGTGCAACGCCATAGGCTTGTTCGCCATAATCTTGATTGCCGTAACCCGTCGAACCTAAAGCGTTGGTGCGCCCTGCGCTAAAACTTGTTGGCGTAATGTCAGCCTGATCACCATCGCCCTGGTAAGCGTAAAGCTTTGATGCAGTGCCAACAGCAAGCCATATATTGGCCGAGTTATCGCGCCAGGCATACATGCCACGCGGTACACCTGATGCCTGGTTGTTTGACCATTTGCGCCATCCACCCATCGGGCGAAGCGTTCCTTCAAACCAACGCACAAGATTGGCGTCATACCACCTACCTTGCGATTGGTATTCGGTTCCGTTTCGGTAGATTCCCGGCGGCAGTTTGATGGGGAAAAGTGGCATATCAGTTGCTCATGTAAAGGGCCATTTCATCGCGGCGGCGTTTGACCAGGCCCGGCAACTCTTTCCCTGCCGCTTTAGTCCACATTCTAAAGGCAAGTGCTGCGCCCGTATAGTCACCGCGATTATGGCGCATTCTTAGCGTTGATCGTTGGAGGTTGCCTAACCCAACATTGAACGAAAATGATGTGAGTGCATCAAAGCGAGACTGAGTAAGACCAGCAGGACATAGTCGTGATACGCCAGCCTCAAAGCGTTGTAAGTCCTTTGTAAGTATCTCGTCAATTTCCGCCATAGATAAAGTGCGATCCCATCCGTATGGAATAGGTAAATATTTGCGCTCTTCGATCTTGATGTTGATATGCGCTGGTTCAATGACATGGCCCACACCCACGGTCCAAAGCAACGCCGGGCAGCGATAAGGCCGCACGCGCACACCTTCGTGATGCTTGATCATTTGGAGGGCAAGCGGGCTTATCATTTTGCAAATGCTCGTGACCCAAAGTGAAAGGCCACAATCGCGGCCCAAATCTGCTGCGTATCGTCATCCCATAGCTGATCAAGCATCAAATCGAATGGCACATTTGTTGTCCATGCGTACCAAAACCCGCCAATCTCAACGAATACAAGCAACATGAACATGCCATAGGTCAACACGGGACGCACTAACGCTCTGGCGTTTTTCACCCACTGGCTTGTTCCTTCGCCAATCGCAATGTCATGAGCGTAAAGCGCTTTCATCTCTTCGGCTTGCGTTTGCATCGCAACTTGCTCGGTGTGAATCTCTTCGATGCGTTGCTGCGCAAGCAATCCCATGGCCGCTAACTCACGCTCACGTTCATTTTGCATACGGGCAAGTTCCAGCTCGTGCGCCTTGTCCTTGGAGTCTTGCCAAAGATCAAGCAACTTAGGCACGCCCCCGGCTAAGAATGACAGGAGCGTTGACAAGAGCGTCATCATGCTATTTCAGCTTGAACGCCAAGTTGATCAGCAAAAGTATGCTGGTTCCCGCTGTAGTCATCAGAATCATCTCCAAGCGCTTTAGCCTGGCGTTTATCTGCGCATACCGCTCATCGCATACGGCTTCGTGAACCTCAATGCGCTTTAACGCCTCTGAATCACCGGATGTCATAATGCACCTTACTCAGCCTGCTGCGCTGCCAACTGCGTTGCTTCATAGGCTGCTACAACCTCTGGTGTCCACGCTGCTTGAGCAATCGCTACCACCTTCTCTGGCTGGCCTGTGAGGTCTTGCCCCGGCGTTAGGGATGAGCGGTGGTAAGTCTGCGTCAGTAGGTTACCGTCCTCAATGATCCTGGTGGCTTCTCGGTAAAGAACAATGCCGTTCTCTACGACTGTAATTTGGTCTACTACGGTTTCTTTGGTAATCATTTAAGTTCCTTTGTTGGTCCGTCTGCATCAGTCCAATGCAGATAATTAAACTTTATAAGTTACGCTAAATTGAATTCGTGCAGAATTTCCTAAAACAGCTTGATTGATGTTATTAGTTCCTGATAATGATGTTTGTGTATGAAAGACTAGATTAGTTGTTCCAGGTTCTACTGCGGTAGTCATTGAATACACAGATTGCGCCAAATTAGCAAAATAACCGGTACTTCCTGGCTGTACATAAGACCCGTTGCTAGTAAAAGGTAGTCCATATACTCGTGTTGTGGAACCAGTACCAATTAAATTTATTGTTATTTCACCCCACACAACTACAGTATTACCTATTTTTGTGTATGAAGCAGTTTGTGTTGTGTATGTTGCAGTTCCACCAACATTTGGTGTCCAAGTCCCTTCCTCATAATCATCCAGCGTATTAGCGTCTGAGGATGCAGATTGCGTGGCGGGGAAGGTGATGCCGTTGGATACTTGTATAACCCCTCCAGAAGCATTGTTGGTGGTTGTACCAACTAGCAAGTTACCACCGGAGGTGATACGCATCCGCTCGGTGCCATCAGTCTGAACAGTAACGGTTCCGTTTGATCCTGTATCGCTAACAGTGACATTTGAGTCACCAGCGGAGATTGATGCTCCGCCAGATGCTGAAAGTGTTGTCCCGCTAATTGACAAACCTGTTCCAGCCTCCAAAAATGTAAACGCGCTTGCTGAATCATCCCAAAACAAAATGCGATCAGCATTTGGATCAGTTAAATTTGCACCTGTTCCGCCTTGATCAATAGGAACAATGCCCGATGATGTAAGTGCTTTGCTTGCACTTGTGAAGACAGGCTTTGATGCTGTAAGCGATGACAAAATCGGTGCATTGGTGAACGTGGTATTGCCTGACGCGCTCAACGTTGTAAACGATCCTGCGCCCGCAACGGACTGACCAATGGATACGCCATTGATCGTTCCCGATCCGGTCATGTTCCCGCCAAGCGTTAGCGTCTTGCCGCTGCCAACGTTCATTGAAACGCTTGTGCCTGACGCTGAAAATATTGCGTCTAGCGTATCAAGGTTTGTATTAAGTTTGTTACCCCATGTGTCGGTTGACGCACCAACCTCTGGTTTCGTCAAACTTAAATTGGTGGTTGTTGTATCAGCCATGTTTCACCTCAGTAAGGGGACACTTGCGGTGTCCAAGATTTGCTTGGGGTTGTTTGCGTTGACCAAGACTCAGCCACTATGGTTTGTGGCGTCCATGTATCGGTTGGATCGGATTGCTCATCCCACGTTGCTGGCCCCACCACAATCGTTGACCAACTATTCGTTGGACCGGGAACGGGTTCCCATTTTTCAAAACCCGTTGCGCTTACGCTTGATGTTTCCGCGATCGTTGCTGCCGCCAACTGGCGCACACCACCTGACGCTTCAACTAAACTTTGAGCCGTTATCGTAACGCTTCCAGCCGCAATTCTGTTGGCGCTTGCTGCAATCGCCGCCAATGCGTCAATGGCTACGGCGCCTTCGTGAACTTCACTACCCGCTGCCACAACCGCTGACGCACCGGCGATTGCAACACTTCCGAAAACAACTTTTGACGCTGTTGGATTAACGCTTGACGTTGCGTTGACTGTTACCGCGCCAAGCGCAATCCGCTGACCTGTTGGGCTGACCGTTGACGCTGCGTTAACCGCTACAACGCCAAGTCCAATGCGCTGACCAATTGTTGCAACCGCGCTTTGCGCGGCAATCGCTACGGCAGCATCTTTATAGGCTGTTAGCCCATAAATGTTTCTGCCATAAACGCCAGCGCCGTACCCGTACATCAGTCAAGGGTGATGTCAAAATCACCGGCATTGAATCGAAACACGTCATTGGTTCCGATAGATTTTGATGCGCTAAGTTGCCCAACGGCAAGCATATTGCCTGATGTTGATGCGTCATAAAGTGCGGTATGCGTTACCGTTCCCCATGAACCCGTAGCAGTTGGAAACTCAACGGCTGATGTATTGGTTGCGGCTGATCCAGATACCGTAAACGCCATGGATTGGCGCAGATAGCCGTTGCCTGACACTTCGTTGCTTGAGCCTGATTCGCCAGGGTCAGCGGTGAAAAGGCCAACGTAAATGGTGGTTGGCGCCGTGTAAGCTGATCCTCCAAACACATGGGCCAACACTTTATTTTCAAGATAGTCAGAGAATGAATTAGCCATGGATTACCCCATTGGTTTGGCACGAACGCGTGGCGTTGTGCCTGAATAGTTGGCGCGTTCTTGCTCAAGCCTCATCGCTTCAAATCCACGCGCATACGCAGCCGCCCAAACTTGAATGCGTGAGTCATCTTGCAAATAAGGCGCCGATTGCAGCAGTGCGCCATACAAATAAAGGTCAGGATGTTTAGTCAACAACCAGTTGGTTGTATTGCTATCAGACAACGCGGCAATCTTGCCGTAATACGTCATTTGAACTTGCGTTGTATCCGTTCCCGGAGATGGGACAACTTTGAACGTATCACCAATAATTGTGTAGTAACGCGGCGTGCCAGACGCCGAAAAGTAACGCGTATAAAAGTCATCGCTTTGTTCATCGCTCAAAAACTCCAATTTGGTTGGCGTTGTTGTGAGCAACACAAGATTTTCCATTTCAAGAAAATCGGATGGCAGTTGCGTGTATTCACTATCAAGCGTGGCGTTAGCGCGCACAATCATTTGGCGAACGCGTACGGTTCGATTGAACTCGGCTTCAGCCAACGTGATGAAGTCGGCAATGGCAGACGTCAAGTCTGATCGGTTTAACCAATCAGCAATTGACGTTTTAAGTTCCGAATAAGTGCCAAGCGCCATGATTAGGCAGCGTCCTTTTTGCGAAGTTCGGTCTTAAGACCGATTGATGCTCGATAAGCATCCTCTTGCGGACGGATTGCCCAGGTGTGCTGATGCTTGTATTCCCAGGTTCCTATGTGTCCAATGTGCTTGGACAGGTCATGATCAATATACAACGGAATGTTATTGTCGCGCAATAACTTGCAAAAATAGATGTCTTCTCCCATGTAACCTTTAGCCGCCACATCCCATGGCGTAGCAAACCAAGGCATTTCAATAGCGCGAAACACATTTGTGTCGATCATCATGACGCCTGTTCCAACCGCGTCAACCTGTTCAACGCCCGTATCATGTTCACCCGTATAAACAGGCACCTTGCGTTGGGTTTCTGTATCGTAGTTCGCCGCCGTTGGCCCCACTGGCATTCGCCTACGCGGGCAGTTGGCAGCGAGTACGAGCAAATCACGCTCAAGCATTCGGCCAATCGTATCCTGCGGGAAACGCATATCACTATCGATAAAAAGCACCACGTCAGCGTTGTTTTCCATGGCGGTCATCACCAATTCTGAACGCTGGCTTACAAGAAGCGTTCCCTTGGAAATATTAACGTTCACCACGTCATGCGGGTTGTGCGCAACATGAAACGCCACAGCGTTAACAAGGTCAAACGCAAAGTCTGAATGCACTTCGTCCCTTGCAGGGACGCATACGCTAATCATTCGTTTCTTATCCATCACACCCTTCCTGGTCGAGTCCTGAAAAATCGGTTATCGGGATCATTGAGCCACTTCTTGAAATCTTTTTCTGTGCGCGTGATGCCCTTGCTCACCAAGTCCATGTAGATGTTCATGGGGATGGATGCAACATGTACGCCAAGACCTTCACCGTTCCACTTTGCGCGTTCGTCGATGGATGCAAACTGCGCCTTGTTAGTTTCAACGATAGGTGTTGCGTCTTGAATCGTTTCAATCACCGCTGTGTCTGTAGCCTCGTCGTAATGCCAAATTCGCGTTAGGCCAAGAAGTGGATCATGCTCGAAAAGTTTTGATTCCATGTGAAAACGGGAGCGTTTCCGCCCCCGTTCCTTGTTGCTGGTTAGGTCGAAAGGTCAGCCGCCAAACCGTGTGCCTTCTCGTTGTAGATGGCAAGGCCATATTCCGCGAGGAGCAAGCGCTTTTCAGCATCGCCCGTTGTTGCAAGTTCAACTTGCTGGAACGGACGAAGGAAATGCACACCGGCGTAATCAGGTGACAGCACAAACGCGTCACGATCACGCTGGAAACGGTTAGGAACAATGTTGACTTGTCCAAAGTCGCCAACATATACATCAGCCGCGCCAATGATCTGCGCTTGCTTACCAGCAGGCACATCACGATAGCGCGTTGCGATACCGTTGAAGCCAGAAACAACTTGCTTGTTCTTGGCACCAACCATCACAATCGAAGGATCGCCGCCCTGCTCCCACACTTTCTGAAGCACATTCTTGAGAATGGTTTCAGTGAATGCGCGGGTTACGCCATCGCTGCGATCATCGTTGGGCAGCGTGGTGTAAACAGGATCAGCACCGTTCGTACCCTTGTCGGTGTTGGTCTTGATGAACGCGAGCAACGATCCGGTTTTCTGAGCCGTTGTCGAGTCACCAGCGGATGCTGCCTGGTTAGCCAGCATGATGGTTTCCATGTCGCGCTTCAACTCAGCCGCACGCTTTGCCAACTGGTAGGCCAATTCTGACTTGCGGCCTGCTTTGTTGACAGCTTCAACCGTACCGGAGATCACTACAGTCTTACGGCTGATCTGTGTGTAGTTGGTCAGTTGAACGGTTGGCGTTACAGCGTCATACGTCGAAATGTCATCACCTTGCAGTTGCGCGTTTGCGGTGGTGTTGTCCGCCAACGTATCTGTCTGCCACTGGAACAGCGTGTTGCTAGCTGTACCGCGTCCAATGTTGTTCATGAACGGTGTGGTTTCTGGGCTGATGTTGTAAATCTGATTGCTTAAGTCCTCACGAATACCCTTTGCAGAGTAAGTAAGGAAGGTGTTTGATGCGATAGTCATTTGGGTTTCCTTTAAATAAGATGTTCAAACAGTTTGGCAGCGTCACGGACGTTGCCGGTTTTTGCAAGGCGCTGTTTGGCGCGGACTACTTCGCTCGTGGAAACTTTGGCGGACTTAGGGTTACCCGGTGCAATGACTTTGGACTGCTGTACGGTTGGCGGCTTGGGCTTGATCGTTGCCTGTTTTGCCGTGATCTTGTCGTATAGCATTGCTTTACGAAGTAACTTGACAACGCGGTGATCAGCCACGCCTTTCAAGTCATCTTCTTGAAAACCTTCTTTCAAACCAAATTCAATCAAAGCCGCCTTTTCGGATTTGGCCGTATCGGCGTTCTTCCATTCGGGGATGGCCTCCACAAGAAGTTGCGCTTCTTGCTCAAGCCTGGCTTTCATTGATCGTTGCACTTCGGCCTGCTGCAACTGATTCAAACGCTGGAGTTCGGCTTGTGATGCTGCCAATTTCTCGTTGCGCTGACGTTGCAACTCGGTTTGCCGCACCCATTCAATTGGATCGTCTCTGTACAGACTCTCCATATCAATCGGGTTTTCCTGCTGCTGTTGGATTTGCTGTTGCAAAGCCGTGAGCAATTGAGCGTAAGTTTGCCGCTCTTCACGCACTGCATTCAGCTCGGCTTCAGCGGCCTTGCGCTGTTCAGCCAATGCTTGCGTTTTGCGTGTGTAGTCAGCGGTGCGCTGGTAGCCGTTGATCAACTCATTGAGTTCAACCTCTTGTTCTTTGCCATCAATCTTGACGGTGAACTTTGGTGGCTCGCTGGATTGCTCTGACTCTTGAGCGTCTTCGTCTGACTCGCTCGATGCTTCAACATCTTCGGACCCTTCGCCTTGCTCTTCCGCGTCTGTCTCTGCATCGCCAACATCATCGGATTCGGCTTGCGCTTCATCCGTTTGCGCCTGGGCTTCTGTTTGTTCTCCGGGTTCGGCAAACATCGACTCAAAGGCTTTGGCGGCTTGCGCCACCGTCATCCCCGCTGTGCTTTCGCTTTCAACGGTTGCTAAATTGTCACTCATTTCATGCGCTCCATCAAGTTTTGGTCAGTTTCCGTTGGCGATCAGCCGCCATGCGGGTCAACGTACCGCTGGTTATCACGCTTCCAAAGTAAGTTTGAAGACGGTCCATGGCTTTGAAGTCATGAAAGATCGCCTCTCGATGCTTGGCATCTTCCGAGTGCGTCCATTCTTCAAACAGTGATTCTCTAATTTGCTGCCACGCTTCCTGATAAAGCGTGGAGTTGATGATTCGTTCTGCTTCCTGTGCTCTGCGTAATTTTTCGTCGTTGGTCATTGCATGGGTTGCGCCGCTGTCACGGCTTGTTGGGATTGGTTGATAGCTTGCATTTGCATCCGTTCACGATCCATTGCTACTTTGGCATCGATTTCGGCTTGCGTTGCAGCCAAGTTTATTTGGTACTTGAGTTCCATCTCTTGGCGCTTCAATACGCCATCTTGTGCAATGCGATCACGCTCACGGTCATCAGCGCGGATCATCTTCTCGCGCTCAAGAGCGAGTTCGGCGGCTTTCTTTTGAATGTCAGCCTGAATCGATTGAATCTGCACTTGCGCCAAGGCTTGCGTCGGATCGGGTTGCGGCTGTTGCGGTGGCGGAGAAAAATCTGTTGGCAATTGATTAAAGAATTGCGATGAGTCTTTGTATCCGGCCATTTCAACAAGTTTTGTCAATGTGTTGGCGTACTGACCAACTGTCACAATGGGATTATTAGGACCAAGCGATTGCAGCAACTGCTCTTGCTTGCCAGCAATAGCTTGCAGGAATTGCATTTTTTCATCAATGCTGCCCGTACCAAGGCCAACGTTAACACTCACATCCATTGAGGCATCCCAACCGCGTGGATCGATCTGCACCCATTGATTGCGCAAACGAATGACGCGTGGCTTGTCCTGATGCTGCGTAATCAAACGCAACAAACCTTTAAACAAACGCTTCATGCCGATTTCAGAGAACACGCGAGCAATCAACTCAATGTGTTGCTGCGCGGCTTGTACCGTAGCTTGTACCGCCAACTTGGTCGTGGATTGCAGTGCGTCGGCGTTAAGGCCCATGGAGGCTTTGGACATGCCAGTGCGGGCCTCTTTCACCTGGTCCATGTATTCCATCATCGGGAATGCCTGACCGCCAACGAATGGTGTGGTGAACGGCTGCACCATACCAGGCGCACGCATTCTGATGATGGCACCGTTTTCGTTATTCAGTACATCGTCAAGATTGACTTGACCTTCAACCACGCCTGTGCGCGGATGAATGGATTGCGCCAATGAATCAAGCATGTTGCGCAGAATGACTGACTTAATGCGCTGAATGTCCATGGTTACGTCAGCCGTGGACATGCCAAAAAGCGTATGCGGCTCAGGATCAGGGCAGAAATAAGCAAAAGGTACATCATCCGCCGGATCGTTGGCAACGATCTTATAGGACGGCCCCATGGTGCAAATCTTGCGCAGTTCCGCCACACCATCACCGTTCATGTCCATGCGAATATAGGATTCGGTGTAAAGCACACGGCGTTGCGCAGGGTTATTAGCGGACTCGCCAAACATCATTTGTGCTGGATTACGCGCAATGCGCTCAATGTTTGTGTCGAGTTCGTCTTCGCCTGTGTTGGACTCAACCAACTCCTGGTCATAACCCATGGCAACAAGCTCAGACACGGTGGCAAGTTTCCTGTGCGCCACAATGTCTGCGTCTTCGAGCGTCCGCGCTCTACGGTCAACGATGAACTCTTCAGGTGCCAGGCTTTCGACACGGAAACGTTTGGTAATAACTTTGCGGCTTACCGTTACGTCGTGAATCATCACGGTTGGCGTCAGTTGCTGGCCGGTTAGCGGATCAATCACGGGCGGCGGTGCTGAAGGGTCTTCAGAGGACATTAAGTCCACCATCTCAACGCCTTCCTGACCAAGAATCAAGGATAGTTGCGCGTCATCAAGGCCCGTGTAGTTTTCATTCTTGATTTCAATGTGCTCATCAACCCACCATTTGCAAACACCTGTCTTGCGTACCAAGGCGTCCTTGAAGATGGAGTGAAACAGCACAAATCCATTGTTGTCTTCATTCAGGATATAGCGCACATAGTCCGTGGCCTGCTCTGCCATCGGCGCATCTTCCATGTTGCGCGGCACATACTGAACAACGCTCTCGGATGAAAAGAAAATGCGCATGAGGCTCGGCAAAATGGCTTGCACTGTGTCGCGCACATCCATTGATACAACCTGACTGCGCCCCTCTTCTTCATCGCCAAATGGATCGCCAAAGTAGTATTCCGTGGCGCGGGCGCGAAGATTGCCAATCTCCAAATCAATGAAATTGGTAGCGTCAACAAGTTCAGCCGCAACAATGGCTTGAACTTCAGTCTCGTCCATAGGCTCACCGGACTTGATGCCGGTGGCGAGGTTCATTTCAAGGTCCATTTACTTACCCTTATTTCTTGCGCTAATGGCTTTGGCTTTTGCTCGTGCATCGGCTTTGCTTGATGCACCCCAAGCCTTTAGGCTTAACAAAAGTCTCGTTGGTTCGCCATTTTTGTATTCTGGACCGGGCATGTTGCCCATTCTCGCAAGAAAGCTGGCGCGTCTTGGGTTATCTCCAGACTTCACGGGCGCTTTTAACGTGCCGCCCGTTTCTGCTTTGTACGATGCGCGGCCTTTGGCGTTCAATCCACCGCTTGGACTTTGGCCTTCTTTACGCTGCCACGCTGGCGTCTTCATCAATCTTCCTCGCGCATAAAATTGACGCGCTGAAACTCAACGGCTTCGCGCTGGCGGCGTGAGTTCGCCATTGATGTAATAGGTCCGCCAACCAACCAGGCGTCACAGGTGCGTGCCGCTGCGCATTTAAAGTGAAATAGTTCGCAGTAACCAAGATCGGCGGCATCTTGCACCGCCATCTCTAAGTCTTCGTTCCCTTCACTTTCGCCTTCTTCGTATGATTCGCCGCTTTCCTCTTCGCCTTCTTCGCCGTTTTCACCCTCCATACCACCTGTGATGCACTCAATCATTTCAGGCGTTTGGATGAAGGCGGCGCAGTTACCGCAACGCATCGACTTGGCTTGCGCCAGGTCCGTATTCCACGTTTCGGCTTTGGCACTCCAAAATTCACGGTTAGGCAATTCAGGGTTGGCAGGACCGTAACCCACATTGGCAAACGCCCAATTGCGATGCTTTAAGTTCGCAACCGGGTCTTTGGTTTCAATAGGGCATTCCATCATTTCTTCTTCGCTTTACCAGCCTCGGACAACGCAATGGCTATGGCCTGCTTTGGGTTTGTCACTTCCGGCCCTTTTTTGCTACCAGAATGCAACTTGCCCGCCTTGTATTCGCGCATGACTTTGGAGATTTTCTTCTCGGCTTTGGTCTTTTTCATCATGATGCAAGGATGTCCGTTATAGAAACACGCATGGTGTGGTTTTGCTCTGCAACAATAGCCACTTTATCGCCAACCGAAACGGTAATATAAACCACCGTATTGGCGGGAATGATCGGTGATGATTCGGATGCCGTTGGATTGCTACCTACCTCAAAATGACAGTGATAACCGGCATTTGATCCGTTGGCAATCCGCATCAGCGTCACACCAGTGCCAGCGGCGTGCGATTGCTGGCTTACATCGATTGTGGTGATGTTGGTGTTTGTACCAAGCCTTCCGACAATCTCAGGCCACAAATGCCCGGCTGAATCGCGTACTTGCTTGCTCATTGCTTAGACCTTGCAGCACGCATATTGTCAACAAGGTTTGGGTAGGGCCTTCCAGCGGATTTCGCCATGGCTTTGGCGCTGGCTTTTTCCTTCTTGGATAACGGCTCGCTCTTGCCCAATGACTTCGGACGCGCTTTATCCCACACTGGCTTGGCTTTCATGGCACTACCCCCATTTGGGGGCAGACACTAGCACATTCGTGCATCAATGCGCAAGATTCATGCGCAACGCGTGGTAATCCTGAAGAAATCCGCTCATGCTGGCAAGTTTGTTAAACGCCATATCTGCTGATAAACGCGAGTGAAATAAACGCAACTGCGGTCTGCGCTCCATCTCAGCCCAGTATGTCTGCAAAACCGTACGTCCCCAATCTTCAGCCGTGACTCGGTTGATGTTGCCGCCAAGGTATTCGTAGCGCATGAACATTTCCCAATCCACAATCCCTAATGTGTGGCGCGGGTTGTCTTTATTGGAGTCTTGGTTTGCGTGCAAACGAAACGCCCCCAGGTGCGCCCCACCGCCTACCGCTGGCCCGTGGCGCGTGGCTTCCAGATACGAAGTCACGTCACCCAAATAATGCCTTGGTGCCAACTCGCCAAGTGGCGCGTAGGTCATGGTGAATGCGCACTTGGAGCGATCCATCATCACAAACGAAGGCTCGCCAATAAAGTTCTTGTGCATCGCCATCAAACGCAAAATGTTCTCGCGTGATGACTTCATCAGTTCATCTTGATTGATAAAGCCTGGTGCGCGAAGAAAACGCCCGGAACCGTCAATCCAATGGCGTTGATGCCAAAACATCACAGCGTCACGGTGATGATCAGCCAAATCGACTAAGTAGGACGTTGAAGATGGATAAATCACATCATCGTCATACACAAAGCGCACTAAGTCGGAATCTGCCTGATCCCAAAGGTAGGCGTAGTGCGCCACCTGATCGCCAGGACAGATAAGGTGCGTGTCAATGACTTCAAAGTCATAGCGTTGCGCCATATCGTTGATCATGTGGTGGTCATTCTCATCAGGACTGTGATTGCCAATGATGACTTTGATGCGCGGATAAGTCTGTGCATCGATGCTGGCTAGCGTCGTGTATAGGTGCTCAGGCTTATACGCTGGAACAAGAATGGTTACAGGTCTCATGATTTCCCCCAACGCTTACGCTCAAGCTCGGCAATCCTCACTAGTTCACGCGTTTGGCGCTCAAGTTCAATCACCATCTCTTCAAGCACTTCCCATTGCAGCTTTTCATATTCGCTTCGTGGAAAATCCTCAAGCAAGCCATTCACCCAAGCTTTTCTTACCATATCGTTCAGGTTCATCCCTGTCCTTTCAATAGTTCCGCCGCATCGTCATAGCCGTTTTTCTCCAGCAACTCAATGCAATGGTTTAAGCGTGCTTCGCCTGCAACAAACTCAATCTGCGCCGCAAAGATAAAAAGATTCTCTGCGTGCTGATCAAACCCTGTGTTTCTGGCAATGCCCATCACATCGCCAATCGTTAAATCCTTCACGTCAATACCTCCTTGATGTGTTGAGGAACCCTTGGCAGCGGCGCCCAGGCAACTGCCCACTCGGACCAGGTGCCAATGACGCACACGCCGCCAGGATTGAGCAATAACATCTTCACGCCTAATGGCGGCGGGTCATCTTCAGGCGTGCGCCAGGTAGCCTGGCCTGCCAAGTAGTCCTTCATGCCATGTCCTTAATGTTGTGCGCACTTGTAATGCCAAAGTCTTGCTCCGCGATATGGCACAAAAAGTCGCACTCTGGAGCAATGGCTTCGGTAACAGGTTGATTCATTGGAATTTCGTCAATAAAAATCCGCTCTTCCTCAATGCGAGTTAGTTTCGCTCCAAGTCGCCTCGACAAATCTGCCATCCGAAAAAACTCAACTGGAAATTCTTTACGAACTAAAGCCCAATACGCAGGGCTAGTCGCTTTTACGCAAGGTATGCAGTTGGCATTCGGGAAACCCATTGAATACACCCTTGGTGGTTGTATTCCAGCACTCAAAATCATGGCAAGACAACCTGCTTTAGTAATCCCGTGTTCAATAAGCGGAGTCTTGATGATTAGTTCCGGCCAATTTTCTCGAAGCGTTTCTGCTCTACGAACGTCACTAGCGTCTGCCGTATAACCAAAAACATGAACGTCGTCTGGTCGCTGAAATTTAAGACGCGGCTGAATTTTTAGCTCGCCAGTGCATGGAGCCCCATCCATACCATTCAAGAATTTTCGTTTCTCCCATAACTCCCAAGTGCTTGCCCATTTTTCGTTCTTTAGCTTTAACACTGATTGCTTAAACCACGCCTCGCAGTCCGTCATAAATCGAGCGTTGTCTGCATCTTCACTTCCAGTATCGCAATACGCTATGACATCAGGATTCGTGAGCTTCGTAGCAACCGCACTAGCGGCGCCGCAACTAAACCAACTAACTACGCGGGTCATGCCTGCCCCCTTGCTCGTATGGCGGCAGATAAATCGTCACGCCAAGGTCTTTCAAACTGGCGCACATAGTCATGCTCAATAAACTTCGCACACGCCTCACGTTCTTCAGCAGCAACAAGGGTGGCGAACTCTGCAAGTGACTCTGCGGTAAAAGCATAAATGCCGTACTCGTTCCTCGCCATGCGGATAATGTCTTCCCTGTCCATCACGCCGCCTTTATCCCAAACGGGTTATGCCACAACACCGGTGCTTTAGGTTTACGCGGCTTAAAGGTTTTGTACTGATCCTTAACCTCGAAGTAGTTCACCATGACTTTCTTCCAAGGTATCTCAACGTCTTTTATCCCCTTTGACTTCACAATAAGATCATCTCCCGCCATTTCGGTCATGAGTTGATCAATTCTCTTGGTGGTCATATCAAACTTTGCCGCCAAATGCCAAGCATTGACAGGGTTCTTCAATCCCTTTAAGTAATCAAAAATCATCTTCTTGCTTTCTGATCTACGCATTTTTCGTTTTGCCATTTCTACCCCTCTCGATTAAACAACTGCTCTTAAGTTCCTTTTAATTGGCTTGCCCCACTGCGAGTTGTAAGCCTTCCCGTACAACGCTGTTCCTGCATCGCTGGCAAAGGTCAACGCCAAAGCATCAGCCATGTCAGGCGATCCAATACCGCGTTTTCGCATCTCGTCTTTGCTCTCTAGCTTCATCTTCCCGTTGCTATTGAACGAATAACGCGGTGATACAAGTTCCGCCAAGAGCGACTCATCTTTAGGAATCTTGCAGTCGCGCTTTTCCAACCACGCCTTCATCTTGCCCCACAGCTCGGCACGCAAGTTCACATAAATCGTTCCCATGGCGGGTGACTCAGCCACGTTAATCCCACGCGCAGGCAGATTCAATTCGCGCAAGCGGTCCACAACACCGGCCCCCAAGCCAATCGAATCAACAAGGATTTCAACGGGCCTGTCTTCTGGCTTCATGGCCTCGTACTCAGCGACCACCGCGCCCGTGGTCTGCATCAAGTCCAACCCACGCCACTTGCGTATTTCCGTCACAGCATTGCCCTTGCGCTTTGCAAGCGCCGTGGCGTCCGTACCAAATCGCGCCACATCCAACCCCCACACCGTTTGCGTATCCGTCGTTTCAACGTCACGGTGAAAAGCACTGTCCACCAGCTCAACACCAATCAAGGTATCGTCATCGGTACGCGGAAACTCGCCCAAGACGCGAACACGGAAAGCGTTGGACTCTTCGCCATACCTTGAGGCCATATCCTTGATATAGGCTTCGCTCACACGCTTAGAGTCATAGCAAGACACGCGACGTGTCCACCACTCGTCCTTCAATCGGTTATGCGTGTCAAAGAAAAACCCGCTGGACTTCGTTGGGTTCCCCAACAAAATCGTCACAGCGTTATGCCCTGACATAGACCCCGCCGCTGCCTCGAACACGGACTCAGGAATTCCCGACGCTTCATCCGCCACAAGCATCACATGGTCCGAATGCACACCTTGCAACGCTTCAGGTTGCTCGGCACGCGATGTACGGGCGGATATGAACGCTTCCGTGGGCGATGACTTCAACTCAATCCGATCCGTTTTCGGATCAAGCAACTGCCGCCACACATCAGGCAATTCCTTAACCCAACGCTTCAACTCAGCAAACAGTGCGTCATACAACTGGCTTGTCGTTGGCGCTGTCACCACCACTTTCACCGGATAGCGGCAAAGCACAAACCAAATCATCGCCCAAGACGCAGCAGTCGATTTGCCAACACCGTGACCTGACCTTACGCTGATCTTTCGCTCGCCATCCGATATAGCCTGCAAAAACTCAATCTGCCAAACATCAGGCTCAACGCCAATCACTTCGCGCACAAATAACGGTGCGTTGTTTGCGTACCGATCTAAGGCACGCGCAAACAACTTCACCAACTCATGATTCTTTAACTCTTCATTCACGTCCAAGCACCTTTGCAACGCCAGCGTGCGTAATCGTCACGCCATGCAATTTCATCACCTCACCGGCAATCTGACGCAGTGACATGGAACCCTTCAAAGCCTTAATCGTTGCAATGGCGGCTTGCTGCTCGGCAACAGGCTCAAGGGTTGCTGCCTTGCCAGTACCTACAACGCGAAACCCAAAAGGCGGCAACCCACCAACGTGCCCGCCAGCCTGACGCTTTGCCGCCTGGCCTACGCGCTGGCGATCCTTAATCACTCGCCTTTCGTGCGTTGCAAATGCCGCCATAATCTCAAGCATCAACTGCCCATAAATATTCTTTTCATCCGTTACATCACCATGCCCATTGATGATCAACCGAATACCTAGCTCCTTAAACGCGTGAACGGTATTCAACGTATCCATCGAATTGCGGCTAAACCGATCCAGTTTCGCCACAATGATCACATCACCAGGCTGTGGCGTCACACCGTTTGCCGCCAATCGATCAAGAAAATTCAAATGCCCCGAAACGCCAGCGTCTTCAATAAACCAATCAACCGTCAAGCCATGCGTTAACGCGTTACCGGTCACTTCCCTGCGTTGCGTGTCAAGGCTTGTGCCATTGGCTTGCTCGTCAGTGCTTACGCGCAAATAACCGTAATTCATAACGCCATCCAAATCATCGTTGCGTACAGAGCGCCAAACATTGCGCCGCCAATGATCAATGTTGCTGTTGTGGACTTCATCTCGTTTCCTGTGTTTGTGTCAGTGGTGTAAATGTACACCGCGTTTACAGTCATAGGTGACGTTTACGCAAAAATTTTTTTGGGTAGCCGACGAACGGATGAGCGGTAAGGGGGGCTAGTCAGGGCGCGTTATACAAGGCAAGGCACGCGAGGCCCGTTATGCGAGGAAAGGAACGCGAGGCCCGTTATGCGAAGCATGAGTGGGCGCGTGTGGAGTGCCGCGCCTACGCCGCCCCCTCGAAATGCTACCGGGGGGGGTGTTGCGCGAACGCGACGTTGCGTAAGCGCGACACGCGTTGCATCAGCGCAACACACTACCCGTTGTGCGGCGCAACATCGATGGTATTGTCATCGACGTTTACGGCGTTGACGGTTTCGCGGTATCGATTCGCCATCAGGTGCGCGTCAGTAATGTTCACCTGAACGTTCACTTGCGTCTTGTTCTCTCCATACGCTTGCTGGTTCCACTTGCCAGCGAGCCATTGACGGTACTTCGACTGAATGTTCGCTAAGTTCGCAGTTTGTGGCGTTGCGTTATCGACAATCTCCAAACCTTGCTCGGCCAAACGATGCGCGGCCAGCTCGCGTGCGTGCGCGAGGGCGCGGCTGCGCTCCGGCGTCTTTTCCGCCCACGCGTAAAATTCAATCGTTGTGACCTCCATTTCCTTGGCGATATGCGTAATCGGCTTACCGTCCGCGATCAACGCAAACACAGTTTCCGGCCCGCCAAATTGATGAACAATCTTGTTGACCCTCGCCGCTATATCGCGTTTGCGTTGATTGCTTAGACTATCCACCGCGCCACGCGCTTCACGCACCGCGCCTTCTTCGCTTTCCGCCTCACCAGTACCGCTCAAACGCGTCAGATCGCCCTCAGTTCGATTTTCTGCTTCCATGTTCACTCACTTACCTTTCTCTTGTTCCATCGCCTCTAACGCGCTTTTGCTCAACGCGTAAGCCTGTTCACTGCTTCCCTTGTACACCGGACCAATATCCTCTTCCGCCATCAGCGTCAACACCTCAGCTCCTGGCATTGCCCGTTTAATGCTTACCGCCTGCGTAAAAAACTCCTGCTGCAAGATAACCGCCACCTCGTCCATCGTCCAACAGTCGCACTCAGGTCTCATTGCCGCGTAGGCGTGGACAGTTGCCGGATCAGCGCAAATCGCAAACACGCTCCCATCATCCCGCTGACCCTCCATAACACTTACCGACAACGGTTGAGCGTTCATCGCCTTCGCTTCAGCCTCCAACACGTCAAACGCCCTCATCATTCCGCCACACGCTGACCTGTACGCCTCAACGTCTCTCGCTTTCCGCGCATCCCTGCACCGCCATAACTGCTTCCAAAATCGCAATCGCGTTTCCTCGCTCACAAGTTCCGCCAAACGATCTAATCCCCAAACCTTATCCGCCTCACGTTTCCTCTTCATCACACTGACCGCCACACTATTCATCGCCAACACGATCTGGTCATCCTCTTCAAAAGGATTCTTCAACCGATCCTCTGATCCGCCATACAAACCATCTTTCACCTTCCCGCGCTTATCTTTTGCCGCCATAACCCAAATCCTTTCTCTT